ATTTCATCCATATCAAGGCTAATACAAACATCAATATCTTCGGGAATAAGAGCTAGTGCGGCATTGCGAGCGTGATCAAATCGCCAGGGTTTAATGGATATTTGATGAACGCTACAGCCTATAGAAGTCGCCAACTGAACTGTATCGTCAGTTGATCCTGTGTCAGCGATTAAAACTAGATCAGCATCTTCACAACTGGCACTGAATCTTTCTACAAACTTAGCCTCATTAAGCGCGATGGCATATACGCATATCTTTAATTTTTGCATTATGTATTTACTTAACTGCTTAAATATCACTATGATAGATGAAATACTAATGCATGATGCTGAATATTGGTTAACACATCCAGAAGTTCATTGGCAAGTAACCACTAGACAATTTGAATTCATTGTCAGAGTTTTGAGATACTGGAAAGAAAACAATAAACTTAGCCAAAAGCAACGCCGCTATGTTGAATACATTTTAAAAAGATATTCAATCAAATAGGTTGCTTTTTCAACTGTATATAAATATAATAACACTATGTTCGCTAATTTTTTTGAAACTGAACCCACTGGCAATCGCATTGACTTGCTTGTTCATCAAGACAAAATGTCCATTGCCAATACTACTATTAATTGGTGGGCTAGTTATGGCTGGCAAGTAGTAACTTGGGATAACACAGGCTATCTTCCAGCAGTAGGACGCAATCGCATAATACAAGATTACAAAGACAGTGATAGAAAATTATTAATCATGGCTGATGATGATATTACTCTGTATCTGCATCGCTTTTTAACTCAGAGCTGGTTAGAAAATCCTTTAGCCAAAGATGTCTATACTTTAAATAGCAATCAACAGATGCATCATAATGCATTGAATTCTAGCACTTGGAATGATGGTCAGCATCATTGGACAAAAACAGATCAGCAGGGCAAACTTTATGTTATCAATAACAAAAATATTCCCCTGCAGGATACTTCTTTACTAGCGTTAGAAGATTTAGAATGGTCTTGGCAATGTTTTAATCAAGGTATATCCTGTTGGCGTCTTGAAACTGCATTTTTAAAAGAATGGGGCATGCATACGCATAGTTTATTTGGTCCGCAAAGCCAACGCAAAGAACTATATCAACGAGCTTGGCAACAGATATTTGCCAAGTGGGGAATTAGTAAAAAATCAGAATTTCGTAACAAGTACCTAAAATAACTGGATTTTTTTAATTGATTATAAATATATTAACAGGAGAATAAGATATGCCCCTAATGAAAGGCGGAATGCGCCCAAGAAAACCAGGTATCAAGTACATCAAAGGTGTAGAACGCCCGCATACTTGGCTAGTAGGCGAAGATGAATACAAGCATCAAATGTATTTGCCTTGGCTAAAAGCCAGATCACAGGCTAAATTTAGACAAGAAGAATTTACCTTGACTTTTGAAGAATATTATAGTCTTTGGAATGGCAAGTGGGAACAAAGAGGTCGTGATACTGATGAATTATGTATGACAAGGCATGATTGGACAGGCGCATGGGCCTTGGACAATGTCTATATCTGTACTAGAAAAGAACATTGTCAAAGACAAGGACTAGCTCGTAGAGGTGAAAAACGCAGAACACGCGGTATGGATATCCATAAGCGTAAATCAAAGGAGAAGAAAAATGGCTAAAACAATCAGATATCAAAAATTGCATCAAATGGAGCCTCGCGAAGGAGTCAAATACGCAACCACTTATCTCAAGCAGACTCTAGAACAACGCAAAGACCTCTGCAGACATATTAAAAATTGCATAACAGAAATCTCAGATGCAGTAGAACAAGATCCAGAATTAAATGAATTCGTTAGACAGCCATTACGAGGCTTTAAAACCACTACCGGAGTAAATAGAAGTACAGCTGATATACTAAGTGATATGGTTAATGAAGCCAAGGGTAAGCAAAAGAATAACTTGCCCAAAGATTTTGCCATGGCACCTATAGAACGCTGGAACAAGCTGTTTGAAGATACTGATTACGAAATAGTCCTAGTTCAGACCTATAGTCAATCTCCAAATAACTTCAGTAAATTAATGGAGTTTGACCTTGATACAATTTAATATAGACCCGTTTGACATGCTGATGCAGTTAAACACTCGTAGTCAATTGATGGAACAACAGGTTAGAGAATTACAGCTTAATCAACTTAATCTAAGCAAGATGATGGAACAACAAACGCAGTTAATTAAACAACTGCAAAAAAATGAAAATACACTAAGTGAAGCAGTAGGTACTTGTTTATTACAACAACAAAGACTACTAGACCAACGCAATTAAGTCAATTTATTAGAGATTTTTTCTAGTCTTGTTAAATACAAGATGGAGAAAAAAACAATCAATAACCAGGAATGCACTCATGAGCACGACTGCGAATGCGTGATTCCTGCTGAGCCTCCCAGTCAAGAATACGCTGAAAAATGGCAATACAAAGAACGCCAACAGCCTAAATGGGGCACAGTTACCAAGGACGGCTTAGTTGTAGGGAGGGGTGCAAACCGCAGGGTTGTACCTCCTGATGAAGTATGGAAGCTGGCCGCGATGGGCTGTACCCTAGAAGAGATGAGTGACTGGTTCCAAGTCAAGCCTGATACCCTAAAATACAACTTTGCGGATTATATTGCAAAAGGTCGTGCAGAGCTTAAACGCCGTCTAAGAGCGGCACAGCTTAAAGTAGCAATGGGCGGCAATGCTACTATGCTAATTTGGTTAGGCAAAAATATATTGGGGCAATCAGACGCACCCCAGGATTCAGCCGCAAATGCTCCTTTACCTTGGACTGACGGTGCACTATAATGCCTACAACTAATGAGCGTGTTGCAATACTAGAAACAAAAATGGATGGTGTCACAGAAAAGATAGATGATCTTCGTGATACACTTACCGAAAGCCATAATAAATTAATCGACCAACTAGATCATGTTCGTGAAGAAAACACAAAAGAACATGCTAGAGTCATGGCTCTTCTAGATGATCTAAAAGATTTTAAAAACAAATGGGTATGGCTAGGAGGCGGTATCTTAACTATTCTTAGCTTGGTATTTGGTCATCTTGAAACTATTATCAAGATTGTAACTAATTAATGGCATTAAGCGTACCACAACAAACTATCGCGGATGATAACCATAGGTTTAAGGTTGTTGTGGCTGGGCGACGCTTTGGTAAGACCCATTTGGCTATAAGAGAACTTTGTTTCCACGCTAGAGTCCCAGAACAAGAAGTATGGTATGTGGCACCTACTTACAAGCAGGCCAAGATGATTGTCTGGCGCAAGCTCAAACAAAAGCTCACCGAACTTCGCTGGGTCCGCAAGGCAAATGAAACAGAACTTACTATCTTGTTGAAGAATGGCAGCACCATAGCTCTTAAAGGAGCAGACAATGAAGACAGCCTGCGTGGGGTTGGACTTGATTATCTTATCATGGACGAATTCGCAGATGTGGATCCAGAAGCATTCTTTGAAGTACTACGCCCTACACTAGCGGACCGTGAAGGCAAGGCCATGTTCATTGGTACACCTAAGGGCATTGCCAATTGGGCTTACGAACTTTATCAAATGGAACAGGAGTTTCCTGATGCTTGGAAATCATTTAGTTACACAACTATTGAAGGCGGCAATGTCACTCGTGAAGAAGTGGATGCGGCTATGCGAGACCTTGATGAACGACAGTTTCGCCAAGAGTTTATGGCCACCTTTGAAACTTATGCCGGAAGAATTTATTATGCTTTTGATAGGGTTGGCAACTGTTTTGCATTGCCTACGGATGTTGACCTAGGAGCTGTTTATGTTGGTATGGACTTTAACATAGATCCTATGAGTGCAGTTGTAGCCATAAGAAGAGGAGATGACCTTTATGTCGTTGATGAAATCAGAATGTTCAGTAGCAATACACAAGAGATGGCAGACGAGCTTAAGATGCGATATCCACGCAGTAAGATCTTTGTCTACCCAGATCCTGCGGCCCGCCAACGCAAGACATCCGCAGGTGGAGCCACAGATATCACTATCCTCGCCAATGCAGGATTTGTCGTTAAAGCACCCAATAGCCACACTCAGGTTAGAGATAGAATAAATGCAGTCAATTCAAGATTGTGCGGTTCTGATGGCAAAAGACACCTGTTTATCGCCAATCAGTGTAAATACACAATAGAATCATTAGAACGCCATACCTATAAGGAAGGCACAACACAGCCAGATAAAGATAGCGGCTATGACCACATGAATGACGCACTGGGTTATTTGGTCGATTACTTGTTCCCAGTGCGAAGAGATTTATCTATGTATCCAGTGAATACACAACGCTGGGGACATCAGGGCATTTACAAAGGCCCTACAATTCAAGGAATGAGAGTATGAGTATAATTCAAATTGTTGATGAACAGCTGGGGCGCATTGCCTCTCCCAACCGTTTCTACAACTACAACCGTGCCAATTGGCGTTTCTTATTAGTAAGCTATATGGGCGGTGAGGATTATCAACGCTACCAATTACTCACTAGATACGCATTAGAAACAGACATGGAGTATGGGCAACGCTTACAGCAAACGCCTCTCCATAACCATTGTAAGTCGGTCATCAATGTCTACAATAGCTTTTTATTCCAAGAAAAACCTGAGCGTGATCTCGGCACATTAGAAGGCCTTCCTGAAACATTAGATTTTCTAGAAGATGCAGACCTTG